GAGGTTCACAAGATGAACAAAAGGCAAAGAAACTTATTAACCAAGTGCTTATTGGCACTATGCTTGGTGGTATCAATGCTGGTACTTCAAGCACCACAAGCAATGGCAGAAACCTTGGATGAAGGTTCATCTGCACCAGTTGAAGTTAGTACCTATACAGAATTATTAAATGCTATCATTGATGGAAAAGATGGTGATACCATTATCGTTACAGGTCAGATTGATGTTCCCGCTGGAATTTCTCTTGGTGGTGAGAATATGCATTTTAACTTAAAAAAAGGTAATGAAACAGCTAAAATAATTATTACAAGTTCACCTGATGCTTTTCCAACAGCAATTAGCAATTTCACTTTTGATGGATGTGAAATTACTTCTGCATCTGAATTTATCTCAATCTATCATGATGTAATATTTTCAGATGTGAATTTTATTAACTGTACTTCCAATTTTTCAAGTGGTGCGGTGTATGCTGCGGAAGGTGAATCATATTTTAGAAATTGCTTATTTGATAATAATAGTGGAATTGTTGGTGGACATATTGCATTAAATAGCAGTGCAACTGTACATTTTGAAAACTGCATATTAAAAAATGGATATGCTATAAAAGGTGGTGCAGTTTCAAATGGTTCAACTGGTTCAACCTGCACCATATTATCCAGTATTATCACAGATAATGAAGCGGGTGACATT